TGTACACACACATATTGCAGCTACCAAAAACAACATAACTATCAATCCAGTTTATTTAATTGAATTGCTAGTTTATCATGAACAACACCTGTATTGGAACGTGCATCATCTAATATTTCAAAAGCATCTTGACCGCTTCTTAAACGATTAGATATATCTGATGCAATTAAATCCAATTGCTCTAACTGATCTTCTAATAAATAAATCAATTTTTCAATCAATGCCTGATCAGCACACGATCTCTTTTCTTCTTTCATCTCTATTTCCTCTTGTTATGCTACTTCATAGCATATGATACCGTGTAGATGTCACTTAGTCAAGCTCAGTGATAGTTATTTCTAGTTTTCCACCTTTAACTTTTTCCATTCTCTCGATAGATAAATAATCTATCAATGAATCATCAGTGTAGACATTAGCATGAGTAAGTGAATCTAAAGCAGCCTTAAATAAGTTATCTAAGTCCCTGACTCTTTTATCTGGTGGGTATGCTTTGATGTGAAGCCGTATACGGCCCTCTAACATTTTGTGGGCCTTTGGTATCAGCTGTAGTGTTTCTGCTCTGAATTGGATGCCACGCTTGCCTATAAAGCGTCTTCTGCCTGATACACCCCAGTAATGGTTTACTGATGGTGGATAGGGTAATGTGATTTCCATTTTTCATCCTTGAATGGGAGCACAAGCTCCAGTAGGGTTCGCTGACCGGTAAACCGGGGAGTTTCAGCCCGCCTGAAGCTTATACATAAAGTTGCCTGTCTCTCCAAGCTGTCACCACGATTTACCCATGCTAGATTCCTGTGGTTCTCATATCTCTCTTTATACCGTTGGGCTATGCATCCTACCTGCTCACTTCGGTAGGCACACCTAAGCCCTTTATGTTAAGGATTTTTTAGTTCCTTTGGTTCAGGGTCGTGATGGCGAAATTCAAGTTGCTCACAAGCATGCGGGATTCGAACTCGCATTCCGGGGTATGAAAGCCCTGGTTCTGACCAATTGAATTAATGCTGTGAGCTTGGGTAGTATACCCCTACCTGTGCTTCCTGTCTAAGACCTCAAAAATCTCACCTATAACTTCATGTCTTTTAATTATTTGGCCTTCAAGCTTGCTTATCTCTTCATTCATTTTGGTAACATCTGAGCTAAATAAACTTACAAGATATTCCAATATATCTTTGCTGCATTCTTCAAATTTGCTTTCAGTCTTCATCATATTGCCTCACTATTTCATCGGTTATAACTGTTTCTAATTTAACGATGCCATGCTCAGCGTCTCGTTGTAACTGCAATAACCACTCATACCACTCTTCGTCAGTTTTTTCTAAATCACTCATAGATAACTCCACTTTCGGCAAGGTGAGTTAGGGTGGAGTGGCTACCATCACCTCTACCACCTCTATTTTTCAAAACAAAAGCATTTAATAAACGGTTATTACCGTATCTGGATATAGTGTTATCAATTTGTAATATCGTGATTAAATCTGCATCGGTAATAATACTACCTGAACCCTTCAGGTCGCTCGCCACTGGCTCACGCCGTGGCTTCCCAGGAATTGGGGCCTCTGGCTTCTTAAGCTGGGCTAACAACATGATAGGAACTCCAAGCTCAATAGCTAAATGCTTTAAAGTCTTAGTAATGGCACTCACTACGTCAGTAGCTTGAATGGATTTGTTCCAGCTCATTAGGTGAAGATGGTCAAGCACAATAAATTTACAATTGGGATTACGCTTAACATGCAACTTGATAACCTTCACCACATTGCTCAATTCTGGATCAGCTGGAACAATATCCAAAGCATTAAAATTTAATTTGTTGCATTGAAGGTCTGCAATCTGCCTGTAACCCTCTTCAGTTATGTCACCCTCAACAAACGATCTCAACGGAATACCAGTGCATGCCCCCATAAACCATCGCATCAAACGCTCTCTACCCATCTCAAACGATAAAAACAAAGTACTCACCCTGTTATTCAATGCCAGGTTCTTAATCACGTTTAAAGCGAACGTAGTCTTCCCTGCGCCACTATCAGCCCCCACTATCCACAAGTAGTCATCTAAAATCCCCTCGCCTAGAATCGCGTCTAAGGAGCTGTAACCGGTATACAACGAATTAGGCTTAATCCCGTTCTCCGCATCCCTGGCAACCTCAAGCACTGTATCCCAGTCACCCGCAAAAGATGCCGCATCAACCTTGGCATGCTTAGTCATGATTTCAGTCGAACGCTCAATCATATGTTCAACCTGTTTCTCAATTGGCTGGTTAGGGACTGATGAAGCCTTCACCACATCAAACTCATGACGCATCAACGCTTCATCCAATATCTGGATATGATAATCCAAGCTTGGACTTAATCTTTGGTCTCTATCAAGCCACAGGGTATTGAAGAACTCCAAGAACTCAGCATCCTGGAAATCATCAATGTAACTCGAATGGATTATTTTCTTTTCAATCGGGACGCCCTTCTTTCGAAGTTCGGCAATCATGCAATAGATGCGACGGAAATGTGGATTGTTAAAACACACCGGGCCAATAGATGTGCCATCAAGTGAATCAGGCAAACCAAGCAATGACTGAATTACCATCTGCTCACATAGATGTTCCATCGTCGCTATTTGTTCTTTATCTAAATTATACTCGCCAACTAAATTAGTTGACTGGGGTTTTTTGAATGGTAATATATTTTCCATAAGGTTTCCTTTGTTGTCGCGACTGGATTTCCACCATGAAAAACGTTAGTCGCGACAACGTCCATCAATGTTACACATTCCCCAAATTCAGATCAACCAGCCTCACTTAAACATGTTGGCCAAATATTCATCAGTTTTTCTTTTCATCTCTGCCTCTTCTTCAGGAGTGGCATCTCTCTGTCCATATGGATTTTCAGGTGTACACATTACATGGACACCCATGACCCCATATTGATATTGAGAGTTATCCACAGCCGCGTGCCGCGAAGCAGGCAAAGCGGCGGCTATATCCTCTTTACTCTTTGCTAGGTAAAGATTAGTGTGCAATAGTTGCCCGCTACGTATAACTGACTTAATCCCTACAAGCCTTGTGGTTACTGGCCTGTTGTACCCCAGCTGGTCACTCCTAGTGATGTCCCTTTTGGTCACTAATGTGGCGATATGATTCTTAGCTGTTCGGCTAGATGGTCTGTACCCATTTTGCTTTTCATAGGCATCGAGGATAGATTCTATGGGGGCGTTAGACTTGCCCGACATGTTGCAGCAGGTAATTATTGCGTCTAGGAATTGACGGGTGCGTTCGGGGTAGAGGTGTTTAGCGTGGCGTTCTTTTGCCCACTGATACATGAGCCTTTTTCTTTCTTTCCATCGGCTTGTGTCTTCCATAAAATTATCCTTAATTTAACATCCAGGTTAAAAAAAGCTTGACAACTTATAGTGTGGAGCAGATAATGGCGATACATTATGTAGTGCTAGAGACACTATGTTGTTAAGCCTAGTTTGCAGCTGGGCTTTTTCTTTCTCTAGGGTTTCCCCTAAGCTGAACATCAAGACTATAGATTACCTACACCTAGATCAAGAATTATTTCTTGACGCTGGCTAACATCTAGCCCACAATAAAACTGATCTCTATATGTTTATGCGTCTTACCCGGACGCAAATCATTACAAACGCCTAGTCGTTTTCCTCGCTAGGCGTTTTCTTTAAGAGTTCAGGATTTTCATGTATGTTTCCTATCACCTTAGACCTATCCAAGATTACAATATTGTGCAAATCACTATAAAAAGATTCCAGCGACTCGACCACCACCGCTTCAGGATTATCTCTCCATTGCTTAGACAGGTAAGGGTAATACTTAACGATGTCACCAACATAGATGTCTAGACCGTCTTCGTCTGCATAGCCTGTCCACTGCATGAGTTCTACATCCTTAGACTCCACTGAGAGGCAGTGACCACCATCATATATGCTAAGTCCTACCGAGCTAAAAGGAATGTTCATTAAATCTTCCATTGAAAAGATGCGAGGTTCACACCACTTATTCAACCCTTTATGCCAAGCTCTAAATTTTAGGTTACTTAATTTCATATGAATCTAAATACTCCTTCACCGCCAAGTTTACAATATTGTTACGTGTACGCTCCAAGACTTCTGTAGATCTCTGTAGACGCTCATACAGTGCTATAGGGTAAGACACGGATGTGTGCTGTCGAATCTTATCTTCTTTGTATGTAGTCTTACATTCTTTCTTTGTAGCCTTTTTTACTTTCTTCACTTGACCGCTTCCTTTAATTTATGCTATTGTTTGTTACTGCTACTGTGTAGCATAAGACATGTTAAACCATGAGAGTGATAAAGACAAGGGGAGTGCAATGGGATTAAGAGGTGTTCAACCTGAAGCGATTGAGAAGCGTTTAAAGATGTTGTTGTATGGAGTGGCTGGAGCTGGCAAGAGCTACGCTGCGTTATCATTTCCTGCACCTTATGTGATTGACACAGAAAAGGGGATAGAAAACTCCCAATATTTAGATTTGCTTAAAAAGAGTGGCGGAGCAATATTTCAGTCTTCAGACTTTGACGAGATAATGAAAGAGGTATATTCGCTGGCTACTGAGCCTCACCCTTATAAGACTTTAGTGATTGACCCGCTGACTACTGTATATAGCGAGTTGGTTGATAAGGCTGCTCATGATCCAAGTGAGAAAGACCCTACAGCATATGGCCGTCATTACGGTGTTGCTAATGCTGCAATGAAACGATTGCTTGCCATGCTGTTAAAGCTTGATATGAATGTGATTGTTTCATCCCACGCTAAAAATGAATATGGCAATAACATGAATGTTATTGGAAGTACTTTTGATTGTTATAAAAAGCTAGATTATTTATTTGATTTAGTGATTGAGATTCAAAAGATGGGAACAGTGAGAACGGGTGTTGTAAGAAAGACTCGCATTGCTACGTTTGATGAGTTTGAAGAGTTTGAATTTTCCTACAAGGCTATTGCTGAAAAATATGGCGCTGATGTTTTAGAGAAAGAAGCAAAGGTTGAACCCTTTGCAACGGTTGAGCAGATTGACGAGATTTTTAAACTTATAAATGATAAAGAGGTTCCACCCTTTACGGTTGACAAGTGGTTTAAAAAAGCAGAGGTAACTGAGTTCGAGCAGATGCCTTCAAGAATAATACAAGCGTGTATAGATAGTTTAAAAAAATAGGAGATAGTTTATGTTTGGTTTTGATTACGTGCCCGAAGATAAGTTGAGTGCTTACAATGTTATTGATGAAGGTGAAGGCTGGTTCAAGATAGTTGAAGTATCACAAAAAGTTTCAAACAATAATAATAATATGTTGGTGCTGGGTTTGGCTTTATCTAACGACAAGGGTCAAAAGACTTTAGCTACTGAGTACATTACTGCAAAGGCTGCATATAAGCTGCATGATATTTGTCATGCGATTGGCAAGCCGGAACTTTATAATGAGCGGGGGCAAGTGAATGAAAAGTTATTGGAAGGCCATAAAGGCAATTGTATTATTAGTACTGATATGCCTTCTGACCCAAAGTACAAGCCTAAGTCAGTTGTGAGCATGTGGCTTGTTGCTGAGCCTAAGCCTGTTGAGACAATCAACAAAGAGACGGGCGAAGTCACACCAAATGACGCGGTGCCATTTTAATTTTTGATTAATGTGCGGCGTATCTGAAGTACACCCAGATTTGAATCGTCATATTCGCGCCGCACGCCTTTTGTTTTTAAGTTGGAGATTGATATGAGTAGAGCGGAAAGAGAGAAAGAGTTAGATAGAATAATGAAGATGTTATTTGAGGCTGTGAATGCAAGGCATGAAGCTGGTGATTGTAAGGATGATTGTCCTACGTCTGAGGGCGTAGATGATGTTCACATTTTAAAGCAGTTGGTCATAGATGAAAATTGTGACTCTGCGATTTTAAGGGTTGGCGGCAATCTGCACCAACAAATGGCTTACGTTAGATTTGAAGGTGATAAAGGTGGTATCCATATACCCCTTAGAGAGAAAGATTTTGCTAGATTTTTACTCAACCTAAAGGACATGGAGGTGTTTTTAGGGTGGGGTGAGAAATGAATAAAATAATTAATTATGAAATCATAGATTTCACAAACTTAGATGAAACTGTCAAATATGTTAAAAGGGGGCTATCTAATGGATGGCAGCCTTATGGTGAACTAAAAATGACTATAGGTGGTGAGCCTGGCGCCGAGAAATGCAGCTATGTGCAAGTTATGGTTTTGCGTGAGGGTGATCAAGAATGAATACACCTTTTACAATTAACTGCAGTTTTACAGATGGCGAGTGCAATGTAAGTGCATCACCTCAAGGTGTATTTCTTGAAGTGGAAAGCATGGGGTCAGCTGAAAATGTTGTAGTTCAGCTTGCAAGGCCAGAGCTTAAAGATTTACTCTGTCAGTTAGAATACGTTTGGAAGAATAGTGCAGGTATATTACGCAAAGCTAAAGAAGCTGAGCAAGATGATGTGGGAGCCGATGGTTGATGCTGTCAAGTAACAAAGATTACCTTTTAAAGGTAAAGATTCAGAATAATAAGATAGTTTCTTTAATGAAAGAGCGTGGCATCATTAATGCTGCGCAGCTTGCTCGGGATGCCGGTATAAGTCAGTCCCGGGTGGGTGATTTTTTAAATATGACTGCGTCGCCTTTTTCTAGGAAGGCTAATGAAGGTGGTTCTAATCTTTGGGCGCCAGCTGTTGAAAAGATAGCAGCTTCTTTGGGTGTTAAGCCTGAAGAGATGTTTAACGAGCAGCAGATGAGCAATCCTCTTCTTACTAATAAGGCGGAAAGAGCTTTGTCACGAGAAGATATGGAGTCTTTGTGTCCTCTTATGATTGGCGGTAGTGATCCAATATTGGCGATTGAGGATGAAGAAGAAAAAAAGATTATATCTAAGGGGTTAGAATGCCTAAGCCCTAGGGAGAAAAGAGTTATTAAAGGACGTTTTGGTTTTGATGGGCCATTATTAACGTTTAAAGATCTTGGCAAAGAGCTTGAAATCTCAATTAGCAGAATTATGCAGATAGAGGCAAAAGCCTTGAGAAAACTTAGGATGCCTAAAAACCAAATGCCTGGGAACAGAGAGAGAAGTTCTCCCACGGTGCTTAGATGTTTGACTAGCGAAGATAAAGAAAAACTTTTAACCACGAGAAATGCTCTCTCTTGGGCTGCAGATAACAATTTATGCCCAAAAGAAGCTTTCTTACACCTTGAAAAAGAAAAGGCCACATTTAATCTATCAAATTATTTTTCAAACCAGTGGGATATAGTGTTATACGGCATCTTTATGCCCCGCAAAGTAAGAGAGTGGCGCGAAGAAATAAAGGAAGCTTTAAATGACTGATGCAATAGCTGACTTATGCGCACGCACAAGCTATCCACAAGAAAAGCCTAAAACGTGTGCAGAGCCTAAGAGCAATGCACAAGAAACCATGAAAAAGTGCCCATGCTATGGCAGAGGGCGCTATCCTAGCATTGTTAATATGTTTGGCAAGTATAGGGTCAGGTGTGAACGCTGCTACAGCAAGTCTGATAGGTTCCAGCTTAGAGCTGATGCAGTTAAGGATTGGAATAGTAAGAATGACTGAAGAATTAAAAGAAATACAAAACAGAATTGATGAGCTTTTAAAGATGAGAATTAAAAACCCGGAAGCATTCCATAACTCTGTAATGGAAGGGATAATGATGGGCTTGATGGAGGCTAGAGATATACTGAAGGGTGATGAAGATGACTGAATATTTTCTTTTTGTAATAGCGAGCGCGTTAGTAGGTTTAGCTTTTGCGTTTTGTTTTTGGATGTCTAAGTTTTATGCTTTCATAGTAGATAACCGCTGGATACTAGAGTCATATAACAACCACATATACAATATCAAAGAGGCTTTGGAGAAAAGATGACTAAAGAAGACCTTGACCGTGACGATAGATGGCAGTCATTAATCTGGTCTAACGCTGATGACGTGAGCCATACAAGAGAGCTGAGCAAGTATTCAATAGGTGAACTTATAGCTTTAGAAACACTTGTAGATGAAGCTTTTATTCGTAAGATTGAAACAAATAGAACTTTAAGGATGCTGAAGAATGACTGAAGAATCAAGCTGGCCTGAATGGTTTAAGTGGCTACTCAATGCTAACGCTGATTTCATAGATGCTTCCCCAGAGATTAGAGATTTTGTAGAAAAAGTTCTCTGGCAGCTCGATGAAAAGGTTAAGGGTGTAAAGAGAGATGATGACTGAAAAATTAAAGCGTTGCCGATAGCTAAGAAGTCCTTTAACGCAAACCTAAAAACCACCCTCAAAAAGATAAGAACCTAGCAATCACGGGGCCTGGAGCCCTTTAACGCAAACCAGCTCTGTAAGCTGCTCAAATGAGGTATAAACTATAAAGGTATGCCTCAAAAGGAATAATATCATGGATGATAACGAAGAATGCGAGTTCTTAGTTGAGCTGCTTGATGTGTGTGAAGTTTCTGGTTTTGACTTGCTGCTAGAAGTGGGCGGTCATGAAGTTTCACTTCGTGAATACCTACATAGAGAAATTCAAGATTTAGTGACAGAAAAACAAGGGCCAATCTTAACCCTCGTACCTAAGTAATTCAACTATACTTAGGGCATGAAAATTAAAATAACAAAATCTACTATGCTTAAATTAGTTGCTGGGATAACACTGGCCCTCACAATTGTAGGGACTGTGGCAACGGTCATATTGTTTCCCCCAGCAGCACCTATTGTTGCAGCAGCAGGAACAGCAGTCGCCATGATAGCCGGCCAAGAAGTAGTCAAAATCGTATGCTCTAGAGTTGTGGGATATTTCGTGCCTGAATGTGTAAACCCCGAAATAGAAGAAGATGAAGACGAAAGCAGTCATCACGACGCTTACACCTATAGCGTAACCGAAACTACCAAAGTTCTTGAAAAGTCTGATTCAGGCAACCACATAGTTGAAAAAGTCACTGAAGAGCAGCGTGATGGTGAACATACCGACAGAAAGAGCCGTAAAGGGCGACCTCACCCTTGAATCACGCCAGCTATGATAATGCTTACCACTAGCACTAAAGACGACATCAAGGCCCACACGAAGATTTTAGCTAGTGTCAGCTCGTTAATCTCACCGACTCCAACCCACACCCTATTAAAGGCTATTGCCAACATTTAATCTTCCTTCTTTTTATGCTCTGAAAAGTCTATATCAATACCTTGTTTCTCAAGTACACTTTCTATAACTTGTTCTAAAGGGTGATCTACTGTCTTGGATTTGTACATAAAATATCCACCCCCTAACATGCAGCCTACAATTATAGCTATGCTTACTGGCTCAATACATCCTTTCATTTTACTTGTCATGTTACTAGCCCCGATATTATGATTGTACTCATAATTATAGTAGATATAAATAAGAACCCTTTGATATAATCTTCCAAACAAATCATGGCATTAGCCTTTTTAGTTAACCGGCTGTAAGTATAGCTCAGTAAGACCAAACGCCCGGCAAAAACTCTTTGTGTTCCAGGTCGCCCATTCCAAGATGCAGGAATCTTTGGCTATGTGTGCCCTTCTGTGAAACGCCTATTCTCCCAATGCCGTGTGATAAAGATATGCCTATTAAGTCTAAAGCATGCGACCCATACACAGCCACATCGACAGCCAACCCTTTAGTATGTTCGCCTTTTACTGGCTTTATTATTTCTTTAGAATGAAGGGGGCTACGATAACCGCTAGAGATTATCATTGGCCTACTGTAAACATCACGAATAGACTGAAGAGTGCGCATAAACTCTGGGTTCATGTCGCACTCAAAAGTTTCTTTGCACCTTAGCTCTTCGAAACTAAAGTTTGGATATTCATTCCAGTTCATTAATAAGACTTTTTATTTTTAGGCACAGCTTTCTTAGGCACAGCTTTCTTAGGCTTGGTCATTGGTTTACCTTTCATATCATTTCTCCTTTAATAATTGTGGGAAAGCATTCTTGATGTCATCTATGCTTGTTGGTTTCAATGCTTTTAATGGCTCGGTGATTTCACGTAATGCTTTTTTCTTTAACACAACGGCTGCCTTCTCTACAGCGTCAGACTTTTCATCAGCAATCATATATTCCCTGTCTAACTCGGCAAGCTTAGGCTCGCGTGCAAGTCTGATTCTTTCAAGCTGAATGTCTTTAGCTTTGTCTAGGTCATGGTCAATCATAGAGCCATTTTGTTTCCAAGCGTCACGAAACTCCATGTCTGCCGGCACATTGGCTTCAGGAATTTCTAGCGAAGATGCAATCCTTTCTCTAACTTCAACTCCGAGCTTTTGTATTTCACCTTCAACATTGTTGTCATTGTAGATACGCATAACATCAACGCCACCATCAGTACGTGATAAAGCAAATGTTCTCATGCTAATTCTCCCATTCCTAAACAAGTAGAACCAGACCCGCTAGCTGGATTCCCTAAAGTATCATAAGCATTAACTCGGCATGAAGTTGTACTTGAGCCGTTGTTTATTACTGTAAAGTATCTACCACCTGGCGACCTCATGGTTGCAACATAAGCGTTGGCAGCTGCAAAGGCAGTCGACCAAACCGCAGAGTAATCCCCTGTCCCGTGACTGGTAATACTGCTTACGTTGTGACCAGCAGCCAAAGCTTGACCAGATGTAACTTGCGCCCACCCGTTAACTTGTTGTGTGCCACCGCCAGCAGATGCGCCCTTTGTAAATGCTGAGTTTCCCATAATTTTATCCTTTTATTACACCATTCATACGATTAACAAGCTTGTTAACACTTGTGTAGACTGTGATGCTTCCTGACCCAGCTATGCTTTCAAGTGCTGCCACATAACTAAAGCCAATAGGCATGTACCTGTCCATAGAAGCATACGCAGGTATAACAGTTGTAGTGTTAGATGATGCTACCGAGACACCCAGGCTGTCATACACGGTTACAGAGTTGGTGCCAAACCCTAGGTCGTAACCATTAGTCCCCGAACCCACAGGTGTCACACCGATTTTAAACGAAGCCACATCTTCTGACGCGCCAATAATCATTGTCATCCTATTGTTGACATTGTTTGCCATCTGTCTAACAGTTGTGGATGTGGTGGCCCAGCTAGCTGCGGAGTATGCTTTATACAAGAGCTTGCTAACGCGGTTGTAGTAATTCCATACAAACCTTTCAGCGCCGGTATCCTCAGTCTGCCCGGATACCCCACTAGTTCTAATGCAGCCAATGAATCGCCTGGTAGTTGCCCCAGATTTAACCAGCACACCATCTTGATAAATTATTCCGGTTGCTCGTGTCGTGTCGTTAGTCCACGCTGTTAACTCCAGCGTTAATGTTCCAGCGTTGTCGTAAACAAACACGTCATACATTGTTACTGTTGTGGCAGGAACAGCTATAGATATCTCTGCTGAGTTTAAGATTGACCACGTAGAAACCCCATCAAATATAGCGGTTGCATTGCCATTGTACGGGGTGTAATACACAGTAGTCTTTCCAGTTTGGTCTGTTGTGGGGGTTGGATTACCACTAACAAGCGTCAACCTTCCGCCTACACTGCCAAGGAAATCACTAGGTACAGAGCCTGTGCCAATCAAGTCACCACGAAATGGAAGTATAAAGCCACTGGTTGCTCCGCTGGCAATTAGAAGCGGTTTAACAACCTCAGAAATTGTGGTGGGTTCAGTTGCTGTCAATGCTCCTGCCAGCCCAAGGTAATAAACTGTTCCGCTTGTAAGCCCAGCCAACCCAGTTACTAAACCTGCTGTTTGCAGCGTAAAGTTATTTGCATCTGCAACAACAGACACCACGCCTACAACCTCAGCTAAAACAACGCTGGTATTTGCAGCTAAAGTATAAGTCGAGCCGTTAAGGTACAGCCAGTCACCAACTGAGAACCCGTGTGTTCCTTGGGCTATGTCTGTGGTTAAGCTGTCTCCAGAACCACCAGCGGTGTTTAATAGGGTGAAAGTTGAATTCGCCATTACTTATCTCCTTTCTTTGCAGCAATTCTCGCCTTGAGTTCGGCTAACTTGGAACCACCTTCAAGTAGAGCGTCTATCTTTTCGTCAAGTGAAGGCATGTCGTCTACCACTGCAGGGTCAGCAGGCTCGGGGGTGTTGCCCTCGCCTAGCCATTTTAGATATTCCTTGTAGTCATAGTTATCCTCAGCATAAGGTATTGATACCCCATCACTCAGCCTGATGATTACCCCATACTCTTTTAGTGTTAATTTATACATAATTTATTCCTACTGTAATGAAGATTCAGCTGTTATGTGGTAAGCCAAAGTCGCCCTTGCTGTTGCGTCATTGGTTCCAACTGACACACCTTTGCTTCCAGGTTGAGCTGTGAACCCAGTCACATCTGTAGCATCAACCCGCACTCTAGCAGCCGTTCCAGTTGCAGGGCTGTAGTATTGAACGGTGGGCACCGCCCTCATGGTTACAGGGTACTCGGTGTGTGAACTTTTCTGCGAGGTTGTGTTTGCCCAGCTATTATAGATATACCCAACAGATGAAACGGCACCAGGGTACACGCCTTCTTCGTAGCTCTTGTAGTAATACCTTTGACACAAAGCCATTTCATCTGCTCTAGAGCGGTATGGGAAATCGGTTGCTGCGCTTCCTTTCTGTATAAACACCAGCGCAATCTTAAAGTTGTTGGCTGCATTGTCCATGCCGTTTACTTGGTTGGTTGTGGTGATAAAGCTTCCGGTCTGCCATGCGTCAGCAGTAGTTTGAAAGTCTGAACCAGCCATTACTGTGAACGCAACAGTCAAGCCAACACCGTTAGTGTAGTCCCAAGTTCCAGCTGAGGGGGATGCTGATACAGTTATGGTTGCTTTCTCCCAAGTATCAGTTACAGATTGTGTGTACTCAGCAACATAAGACCTGTCGTTTCCTGTGTTTCTAAAACCAACACAGTAGATTCCAGTCTTAGTATGCTTGTGCCAGAAAGTTAATACAAAAGCTTGCTCTGCAATATGAGAGAAGTTGTAGCCTTCAATGTATGTTGTGGTGGCGTAGTGGTCACCAGCAGCAATTGCGGCATCGGCTGTGGTTACGTCAACATGCAGACAGTTTGCTGTGTAAACCCCAGCTTCAGCAGCGGTTGGAGCATCAGCAGTTTTTAAAACATTAACAACGCCAGCGCCGTTCGTTCCCCAACGCCAGTTATCAGCAGTCCCCTCACCGTTAGCTGGGGCTGTAAAGCTAACCTGTCTTTGCCAGGGATTAGTATCAAAGTTACCACCAATCGCAAGGTTGGATGCAATCTCACCACCACTCAGCGAATCTATCTGTGCTTGAATACCTGACGTTACACCTGCAACATAACCAATCTCTGTGCTTGTTGTTGCAGATGTATCTAGAGCGCCTGACCCATCACTTATAACTGCGCGATTAATAGTCAACGCTGTTGAGCTTGCAACTTCATCACCGCGATAAGTAAGCATCACGCCAGATGTTGTAGAGTCTGTAACTATCAGTGGTTTTACAACTTCAGAAACTGTAGTGGTTTTTGTTGTTTGCAAAGCCCCAGCAACTGAAGTGCTTAAAAAGTAAACAGTGTTAGTGGTTAATGTAGGCAAGCCTGTAGCGTGACCGTTCATTTGTAACGTAAAGTTATCAACGTCTGCAACTGCACTAACAACACCAATAATTTCTGACGCTGCTGCACTTGTTGCGATACCTTTAGTAATTACGCCTGCAAGGTTGTAAACCCAATCACCGACAATAAGACCGTGGGCTACTTGATTAATCTCAATGGTGCTGCCTGATGCGCTACCTGAACCACTTCCTGCAAACTGAGTGAAGGAAACAGCGTCTGCACCTACAGTAGTTACGTTAGCTGTTTGAAGCCACAAGCTAAGAGCTGCAACAGTTCCTTGGTCTACTGATGTAGCAGCACCTGGATTAATTTCATCAGCAGTATCAAAGTCTGTAGTTCTAGTTAGCACTGCTTCAATGCCAGCTGTTCCAAGTGTGGAGATTTGATAGATGCCGTTTTCAAATGTAGTTGCTTGGTCTTTAACAAGAACTCTATCATTTAATGCAAGCGTTACACCATCAGGTGCGAACACACCAACAGCATCTGCTGTTAATGTAGCGCCAACACCTGCTGTGCCGTTAGCATAAGCTGATGCAAATTCTTCTGTAGTCGCAGCAGTGCATGAGTCTTTCCATTCGCTAGCTGCAAACAAAGCATCTGCATATTGTTTGGTTACAGCTCCCAATGCTGTTGTAGGGTCAGCGTTTAAAGTTACAGTGCCAGGTGCTACCAATGTGCTAGACAATGAAGCGATAGGATTAGCTGGGTCTGTTGCATCTATATCTATTTGATTAGTAGTTCCAACAACACTATCTACTTGGCCTGAACCGCCAACTTGAGCATCAACATAATTTTTCATGGCAAGAGCAGTTGAAACATTAGCAGCATCGGCAGTGGCCATGGAGTCATCGTTAATTATGCTGTCGATTGCAGTGGTTCCGCCAACTGTCATTGTTCCTGGGAAGTCTGCAGTTGCAGAGAAACCAGCAACAGGGTCTGTAGCAGGGCCACTAATATCTATTTCATTTGCTGTGCCAGTGACGCTGTTTACTGTTCCGCTTGTTCCTGGGATTGCTTCCCATTGCGCGTTTCCTACATCCCAATACTCAATCCAGTCTTCTGTAGTGTTGTATCTGATATCACCGGCTACAGTTGTAGCTGGTCTTTCAGGTGTTGTTCCTGCAGGTATTACAAAAGAGTTAGTTCCAACAGCTTTAGTTTTACCATCGCCCGCTGGATCTAAAAGTACATTGCCTGTCCCTTTACTGGTAACAGTTACATCTATGTCTGTGTCACTACCTTCAGCGCCATAAGTAACGCTAACAGTAGTAAGTGATGCTATTAAATCAGGGTAGTTTGCGATTACGCCAGCAGGTGGCGTCCATGCAACAATCTTTTCCCCACTAGCATTTCCTATGCCAGCACCTGGGAAGTCAAACTTTGCATTAACTCCAGCACGCAAGCCAACAACTATGTCGCCTACTCTAACTTCTCCGCCATCCTGAAATTGGCTATATTTAATTGTCATTCCATTTTCCTAATTTAAACTATTCCTAATCGCGCATCGGATGACCAATGAACAGCGTGTTGGTTGTAATTGTTAACGGCGTCACCAGTGGCGACGTTTGATTGACCTGAAAAGCTTGAATCTCCACTAACAATAACTGCCGTGCCTGGGTCAGGAGCATTACTGTTGGAAAGGTTTACTGATAGCGCATCGGTATTAATTGGGCTATAAAAAGTAACTGTCGGTGTGCCCACTCTTTTAGTTGCTTTGTAAAATATTGTACCCATAACATTTACAACATTGGCTGTGTTGTGCATCCAGTAAAACGCGCCAACAACCGAAGCTGTAGCTTGAGCTGGAGCTGTGCCGATATCAAATGATTTCTCGTAATATCTCTGACAATCTAAAATCACTTCAGCTTTGCTTTGTATTCCAGGTCTACAAGGAAGGCTCCCTGGGACTAAGGATATAGATTCAAGCTCTACAGTTGTAGACACATCAATTGCCGATGTTCCTACAACTATTGCAAAGAAAGTTGCAGTTGTATCACCGGCACCGCTTACAGTGTCATTCCAACCACTAAATCCATAATCAGCTAAAGAATCAGTTAACGTAAAGTTAGCGTTACCTCTTTCGCCTCGTGCAACCTCAGTCCATGTTCCGTTTGTTGTTGCAGGTTTGCCTGTTGTAGCATCCAGAGTTAAAACTATAGAGTTATTTGTACCGGCAGTTGCAACAGGGGGTGTTCCATCTGTTGTCCAATATAAAGAAACATTAGCAGCTACAGCTGTAACACTAGTGGTTTTGCCTCTAACATTTACAGATAATTCACCAGATAGTAACGCACGTGCTTCTGCCTGGTCTAAATATTGAACAAGTGCAGTTTGGCTGGCAATTGCAGCAGTTAAAATAATATTCCCTTCACTGCTTCTTGTTACGCCAATTGCGCTATCAACTGATTGAAACATCAATGTTTGGTCCCAAACATACTTTGATTTGTTCGCGCCAATTGCACTAGCTGCAACTGTTGATGTTAAAAACTGTGCTGGATTCAGTGCAAAGTCCCAACCTACTAAGTATGAAGGTATGCGTTTTGCAGCAAGTGGCTCTTTATAGTAATGATACAGTTGGTCTTGTTGACGATTAACTGAAATCTGGTCGTAAGTCACACCTTGTTGATTTGTGTTTAACCCAACAAGCTGAATATTACTTAATACAGTTGTGCCAGTTGCAGAGACTGAAACAATTAAATCAACATATCCAGTAGGTGCAGCGCCACTATTAGAGCTTGGTGCAAGCTGCACAGTAGCGTTAAACTCAGCTTCACTTCCTGATGCGTTAGAAGCTGACAATAATGCTGTTTCAGTTCCAAGAGATGTAATGTACTTCATGTCAACTGAGCTGCCATCAGCAAGCATTATGCTTGAAGCAATATAACCTTTCTGCTCTGCAACCACAGGTGACCATAAAGCAGGGTTGTCAGTAAATCTTTGACGTAAATCTAAAGATGTAATCCCAGCGCCACCTTCAACAGTTAAAGTATAAGGAGTATTGCCTGGGAACAACTGTGTACCAGCAATAGCATTACGTGTAACTTTTGCTGTGCCTGTTACGGTATGTGCAATTACTAAATCCCAACTAGGGCCAATAGCTACAGTAGTAGTATTTGCACCTGTGAAGTTAATAGTTTGCTGAACACCTGAAGGAAAGAATACATCTACAAATTGAGGGTTTGAAACTTCATTTGTATAATCTTCATAGTCTGATAACGGGTCTGTGCTACCTGCAATTGTTGGCCATGCTTCACGAGTGAATTGTGAAACTCCTTTAGAGTCTAAAACTTGAATGTAATACAAATCCAACACTTCACTTGGATCAGTATCTTCAGGGTCGCCTAAATAAGGATAGTAATACAACGCAACATTATTGCCGTTGGTGTCAACTATAGTTCCTGCAGCACTTAACGTGACTGGGTTAGGTAATGGCTCGTATGAATATACGCCGCCAGTAGATACCAGCTGATAAACAAGCTTAGTATCGCCTCTGTCAGTATCCCTGCGAAATTCTATAGACCCACCTGCTAACGGTTCACCAGTGTATTTGTTTATAAATACCTGGTTTAAATCAACACCCGCTAAAAATTTTTCACTTAATGCCATTATTTATCCCTGCCCTGTCACGAACTTTAAAAGTGCCCATGAGCCTTTGCCTACGCCTAATCCAAATGCTGCAGCTTTAGCTACAGCTGCTTTACCGCTATGCTGTTGCTTTGCAGCTTCTAATTTGTCTTTTGATGCTGATTCCTTGCTAACTTTTTCATCCTTGAATTTCCTTAGTTCTGAATCGTTAACTTCTTGTTGCTTTTTAAGATCTTTTTTCAATCCGTCCATACGCCTTTGAGCTTCAGCTTTTGACACGCCTTTCTGTACCAGCTCGCCCTTCATCTTCGCTATCATTTCATCGCTTTGTAAGACTCTTCTTACCTGTGCTTCAAGAAGTGCTGTTTTTTCTGGCCCTAGAGTTCTTCCTAAATCACCAGATAAGTTTTCTGATAACTTCTTAACTCCGCTTAGAGTTTTTACATTCATTCCTGCCATGTCTTGAGCAGATACAGCCCTGCTAAAGTCTTCGCGCTTAACTAATGCATCAACCAGGTCTGGAATCCCTTCCTTACTTAAAGCTTCCATCAAGTTCTTGCTTTTCATTGACGGGTTGTTATCAAGAGCGTTTGATAACACCGACTTTTCATCCCAAGGGGTTACCTTGGTTCTCCAGTGGTCTTGAATCTTTTGATACGCTGCTGCTTCAGCTTTTGAAGTGGAATCTAATATGGCTTTATCTACTTTAGCCCTTAGAGCATTCACTTCCGCTTTCTGCCCTATAAGAGCGTTTCTTTCTGCTATTTTTGTATTTGGCGCTTTCATGTCTCTTGAAAGGCCGCTACTAATATCTCTTAAGTCTTTGGATAGTGTGACGTAATCTCCAACTCTGTGTGAGCCTTCAGTTACTTCCCATTCAGGCCTTGGAGCGCCTGAAGATGAAACTCTTTGGTTTGATGGAGTCTTCTTAGCTTTGCCTAGAACTTTATCCATGAGCGCCTTAGACTTTTGGCCTATGTGGTCAGCGTTGGTGATATTGCCAATTTTTCTAGGGTCTACTTTAGATTCCACTTTTATAGAGCGCTGCCCTGCATCACTTTTAGAATAGTCTTCATACATTTTATGACCTTCAGCACGAATGTCCTTGTGAGCTGATTTCATTGTTTTAGCTGTCTCTACTCTTGCTCTTGATATATCCTTGGGGGATGTTTCTTTCACAATCGTTTCTACATTTTTCTGAGCGTTATCATATTGCTTCCCAACAGAAATTTGTTCATTGTTTATCTCAAGCATCGAGTCTTTTAACTGCCCTATCTCTTTTTCCTGCATTTCGATAAGTTTTTGAGGTTTTTCTAGGCTTCCAGCATGTTTTGCTTCCATTTTTTCTAAGGAATCATTAAAAGATTTGATGTCTTTATTATATGATTCTTCAGCTTTTGTTAATGGCTCGCGGAACTTATCAGCTACCTTTTTGCTTGTTTCTACTGCTTTTTTGCCAGCCCATTTTGCTGGAGTTTTCACTAATTTGTCAGCACCTTGTTTTGCAATTTGTTTGCCGGCACGTCCAATAGCTGGGGCGTTTTGTATTATCTTAGGGCCAGCCATTGCTGCAAGTGGATCTTCATTTTTTCCAATAGCGTGCATACCAATTCCTGGCAAACCAGCACCAAGAAACAGCGCAAAATCAAACGCACCCTGTGTTAAAGCATCGCCAGGCTGGCTTGGGTCCCCTTCAGGTCTTAAAAGTCCAGCGCCTTGCAACTGTTTGGTTGTGTTGTCGAGTGCTTTGTTGGAGCTGTCAGCTAAGGATTGCATCCATGAATCGTCAGTGTACCCTTCAGGCAGTCCGCCTCTGCTCTCGAAATACCTTGAAATGTTTGCAGGGATTTGAGCTGCTGTGTTTATACCACTCATGGCTCCTTGGCTTTGGTTTTGCCATGCTCTTTGAGGGTCAGCAAGTTGTTGCTGAATAACACCACTGACTTCATCTGCAGCTTTAGAACGAAGAAGGTTAAATATTGGATCCATTCCAGTATTTTTAGATAGCTTGTTCATCTGAGTGTTGTCTGCGGCACCTTCTGGACTGGTAACAAATGGTTCAACTAACCCTTGTATATTTTCACCCACCCTACCAGGAAAACCTTTTATGTCATTCCAAATACTTTGCTGCTCTGATTTAGGAGATAAGCCCATTCCCGACAACAAATCTTGAGGCCCTTCATTATTTCTGGCAGGTTGCTCATTATTTCCAGGAAGCTCTATAATCCCTTCAAGTAAATTTCTAGGCATTATTCGCTACCCCCCATAAGCCTTTCGACCTCTTCAACGCTTATCCCGTAAAGGTCAGCCGTATGCTGCAAGTTTGCTTCATAAGAGTCATCAGAACGAGAGTCTAGCGCGTTATTGAAAGAGTTAACGTCTTCAGATGCTGCAGGAGATTTATTGAAATCATAACCAAAAATTGAAGAGTCAGTTGCAGCCACAATGTTATTAGCATGCTCAGCATTGAAAATCTTACGAATTCTTTCAAATTGACGGCGGGCAGACTCTGGGTTTTTAAACCAACTTGTCGGATTTATTATCTTTTGAACTTCAGCATGAACATTCTGAGCTGCAGGTGTTTTAGCAAATTTTGCAAACTGCTCAGCTGCAACTGACAATGACTGCATGTCTTCTTGAATTTGTCTATATTCTTCGCTCTGTTCAAAGCCAGCCACGCCAGCTAGTTCATTGATTTTTCTCTTTAATCCACCCCAACCACCAGACCCTCTGAAAACAACTTCAGGATCAACTGAGCTTAAGGTGGTACCAAAATTGGTTCCAGCTGTTATTTGGTCTTGTAGAGGTTGCGGTACATTTTTATTAACCAGATTGCGTGTCTGAGCCATTATAGCTTGTGTTTGCTGGTCAGGCGTTAAGTCTATTAATTCACCAGACCTATTATACATTTGCCCTGTGTCTTGAATCTGATTAACATTCATCAGTATCTTTTCAACATCGTTGGCATTTCTGTATTCTTGAGTTGAAGTTAACTTCTCACTACGCTCAGTGGTAGCATTCTGGCCTCTTTGGTCAGCCATTATTTGTTTTTCGGCTCGGTCAGCAAAAAGAACATCAGGGTGATCTTCGGGCAACCCTTTGGTTCTTCTTTTTTGCTCTTCAAGCCATTCTAGGCTAGCTGTTATTCCAGATGGTCGCGGCTGCCTTCCACGCTCAGCTTGCTTAGCCTGAGCTTCCTTCAACCTAATACCTGCTAACTCTTTTTCTGGGCCATAAGCATCGCTCATTGATTGCATCAAATCTAATTTTGGCTGAGGCCCTCTAGCTATAATGTCTGCAAAGTTTGGTAATTGTATAGGCATAATTAAAACATCCCAAATAAGTCGCCAGCAGCTGCGCCGCCTAGCTGTTGTCCATATCTCTGTCTCTTACCAGCTTCTTTCTTAGGGTCAAAACCACCGCCAAAGATGCCACCCATAGTTTCACCCATAGCTCCACCTGCAGCTGGGCCACCAAGCATGGTGCCCCCAATCTGGCCAATCGCTTTCAACATTGCTGCACGCCTAGCATTTGATTGATTAGCTCCTTCAGCAGCCATACCGCCTTCCTGTCCTAGAACACTACCAATGCCTTCCATTGCGTTGTATCCGCGACCAGTTGCTTGCTCTAAACCTTGCATGCCGCGCCCTTGCATCCCTGTTACATTCTGCAACCATTGCTGCATGTCTTGGCTCATTAGCCCCTGCATTAGTTCGCCTTGTTGAGCTTGGTCGTAACCAGTTCCACGATAGCCACCAGCGGCAGCAGTATTAGCCATACCTTGGCCTAGCCTATCTTGCTGATACTTAGCGCCAGGTGATTGCTCATAACCAGCTAGGATTTCATTAATCATAGACTGAGGGTCTTTAGCCATCCTCTGATATTGAGGCTGCGTAGTGTCCATCGCTTGCTGCCCAGCTTGAGCATAAGGCTGGTAACCTTGTTTAATCTGATCCATAAAAGGCTGTGCCGCCTTCATTGGGTCTTTTCTGTCACCCATTGCCATCCTCATCGGACTCAAATATTTCATCACATTAGCCATTCGTATCTCCTAAGGTGTGGTGTCGATGCTTCTTACAACACCACTCGCTGTCATAATTTGCATTTTGTTCGTGTCAGTGTTGTACCATTGCGCACCCCTTGGGGCAGTTGACGCTATCAGCAAAACCTGTGCTGCAGTTAAATACGGTAATCTCCAACCATCTGAATTTAACAACTGCAATAAAGTCTGGTTAAGCTCTTCCCTGTAGTTCTCACTATCAGTCTGCAGATAGATTGGTAGCTCTGGATTATTTGCCATTATACAATCTCCACAAAACCGTCATTCACCACAAAGTGGCTACGACCCCAAAACCTAAACTGAAAAGTTAAATCATTAGCTTGACCCAAGCGGCCCCATCTCAATTGATTCGGTCTTCTTCCAACAGGATTCAAATATCTAGGAACAAAGTTACTATAAGTAACCCCTCCATCTTTAGAAATGGCGCAATCTACTCTCGGCCTGTACGGCAAACAACTAATGTCATACTCTTCTACAACCGTACTAACTCCAGTCTCTGTAACAATATCAACTGCAAGTTCTGAAACAATTAAAATGCCACACGCATCATCTAAGTCTAACTGTGAAAACTCTGGGTCTGTTCCTTGCTGTATCGTTATAACTAAAGAATCTGCTACAAACCTTAAAGAATCACCACTACGAATGCTGTTAGTAAATCTTAAACGTGGTATCTCATGAACTAAAGATAAATCTCTTGTTTGGTCAGGTCTATTTTCATCATAAGTTGTATTGTCATAGTCTAGCTCATATAACAAAGTATTCTTTAACGAAAGAAAATAAGACTTAGCAAAGCCAGCATTACTATCAAAAAATATCATCTGCCTAATAGGATGATAAGATAAGTCAGCATCTGACAAATTGAAAAACATTCCAGTATTAAAATCATAAGCTAATGATAATGAGTCTTCTTCACCATAAAATGTAAGGCAATAAAATAAATGACCAGACTGCCTTGTAAAATATGCAGTAGATTTATTAGGCTCTTTAACCCTGCTTAATAAATGACTGATTCCATCCGTGGAAATAACCTTTTGACCCTCTGGGCCATAAGTCATTATAACTGGTGGACTATCTTCGTTTGTTGCAAGCCATGCAATATATAAATCATTAGATGCAATCGTTGATACGTTTTGGCAACCATAATCAATACTTGAACTAGATACGCGCCTATAGTTCTTTAATCCGCCAATATGTGTAAAAATCTCACAAACAGTTGTACCAAACACCAAAACATTTTCAGACTGTCCGGGAATACGCTTAATCGCCAAAGGGTAATCTGGCTTAGTTTGCAGTGTGTGCTCTCCGCCAGCATCAGCCAAAACCCTTTCAATATGAGTGGCGTCCATAAACTTAAACACATACCAAGATGTACTTGATGCACCTTTGTTTCTGTTACCAAGCAAAAAGAATGAGTTATGATATTCAACATAGTTAGGAATCAACGCAGGAAGACCAGTAGATTGCACAGTTAATGTAGTAGCGCTGCCTATATAAGAACAAATGTAAACATTAATTCCATCAACAATACATATCTGAGCATTCAGGTTTTCAGCCATAAAGACTTCACCAGAACTTGTTGCAAGATTGCCTACAAATACCGGCTGCAAGTTAGGAGTGATTCTATAAACTTCATTATTAACAACGCCTATAGCAAATCCACCACGAGTACTAAGAAATATTCCACGACCAACACCAGCACTTGACGCTTTAGCTTTGCCATCATTGTTGCCACCAGCGGTAGTATCATGGTTACGACTCATGTTAGTAACTACTTTGAAGCCAGGGAAATCCAAGAACCATTTGTCAGAGACAAACATGTTGAAGGTTTTTTCAGCATTAACTTTAGTGTGAACGCCAAAATTAGATCCACCTACAATATTTAATTGTTCTTGTTTTTTCCCTGTTAAACTCATGTCGGTTCATACCCCCGGCCAAGATTAGCTTGCCCGTAGTTGAAATTACCCGAATTACTTAAAGTGCTGGTTTTTCTAGTGCGTAAATCCATAGGTGCAGACTTGTTGTCAATCCAGTTATTGTATTTTTGTAATTGAGACCCAACCTGCCCTGGTACTGGTATGTTATAAACGCCACATAACCTAGAAGCCAACTCATAACGAATATACCCTATGTAAAATAAGTCTAAAGCCATAGCAAAATATGTCTGCTCTAACTCACCACCAACAGTACTAAAGTTAAAGAATGTTACGCTATCTAAAGTATCAGCTGTGCCATTAGTAGATATAACCAAGCTAGTATTTGAAGAGCTAGTAAGGGTAAAGCCATTGGCATCATAACTAGCAGTTACGTTAGCAACTACGCCAGTGTTGATATAATCTCTCAATGTAATAGCACTTGAATATGCACCAGCTAAATCTATGCCATTAATAACTAGATTGCCAGTTGCTAATGTCCCAGAACCTACAACAGTTGTAGCGCCAAGATTGGCAGTTGCAACACCTGACTGTAAATCTTGAGTTGCAATAACAGATGAAAGCCTGAAGAACCCCCAAAGATTCATTACATATGCCTGGTCTGGCAAGTAATACATGGAGAGCCTTGCGCCACCAAACTCACGTTCCACATGGAACGAGAATGGCAAAGACGTAATGTTGTTAGCTCTAGCACGACCATAATATTCATCACGCTGCAGTTGAACCATTGGGTAGCGTACAGTGTCAATATTAAAGGTAAGCGTGTCCGCACTAATTAAATTAGGGATGTAGTATTCTTCTTGCCCAGCAATTGCTGTTAACGGGTATCTGGTTTTATACGCCAGCATACTATCGTTAACTGTCTTGTCAGCAAGGATAAAGTTTAATTCGTCAAGCCCATCAGCCAACTCTGTGTCTGTAGGCTGCTCGAACTCACGGCTAGATATCCCTGATAAAACCAGGGAACTAGATATGAGTTCGGTAACAGTGTAGGTCATAATTCACTCCATTAAAGTGATATTACAAGCCTAATTGGTCTACATAGCCTTGCACGTTAAGAGCAACTGCAGAACCAGTTACTTTATAGTCAATAGCAGAAGCAGGTGTAGCACTAGCTGGACATCTCATTGAAGTAACTTCAACAACGCCGGCAACCGCACCACTTGCAACAGCCATTCCAGCGTCAACCGCTGAATCGCCATGTCTTAGGTTAAGTTCATCATTCGCTGCAGTAGGAGTGAATGAAGCTCTAAGAATAACTTCTGTTTCTTGAGCTGGCACTGAACCAGACACGTCAACAGCAGCAAATGTAGCAGATGCTCCAGCTGTAACGTCTGTAGCTATAGAAGTTCTATACCAAACAGTACGTTCGCTTCCTTTGCCAGTTTGGTCAAAAGCTAAGAAGTCAGCTGTTCCGTCAGTTAAAACATAGCCAACACGTCTAAACATGTCATAGCCAAATGGTAGTGTAGGAGCAGTTGCGCTTAGTGATATAATACCTGCAGTATCTTTAAAGCCACGTGAGTCAGCAATTGCATGCACTGCATATAAAGTGCTGTTAGCAACTGTGCCTGTGTCTAAACCATTAACGCCTGATACTGTGTTATCAACGCTTAAAGCAGAAGCAACAACAATGTCATTTGCATTAGTAGAGTTACGAGCCGCGCCAGTTGCAATCGTTACGATTGAATCAGGAGTAGTGCCATCATTAGCTAGTTTTAAGCCGTTGATGTAATACAAGCCATCATTTTTGATAGGTGTTTGTACTGTCATTTTTAAAGTCCTCTTTAATTAATTAATCAAAGGGGGCGGTCAACATAACCACCCCCTTACTGGGGCAATCATTCAGGGAAGATTAAAGCCATGCTGTATTCTGGTACAACTGTAGATCCCCATATGCAATCGTGAATCATTCCACGTTGGTCTTGACCAAATAAAGAACCGTAATACATACGCATTGAAACGCCTGTATCTGGATCAGTTTTGCTCGCTGTTGGGAATGGAACTTCTTCCGGTAGTCTTGGCATACCTAAGAAAAGAGGGTTACCTGATGTAATCATACCTGCGCGATGCGTAGGAAGAACAGATACCTGCATACCAGCTGTAATCGCACGGTTAATGTTCTGGTTACGGCCAGCATTAGCTTGTAATGCAGGATAAACAGAAACAGTAACCTCTGAACCAGCAGTAGAAGCTGCATCAGCTGTAGCTCTGAACTGAACTTGGTTTTTAGATACTTTGTGACCAATGAATGTTAAGAATCTAGCGTTAGCTTGACCAGCAACAGAATCATTGAACTGCAATCTATCATGCAATTTAATAGAGTCAACATCACTAGCAGCATCAGCGCCACTGAATGTGATTGCTGTTACAGCACCATCAGCATCAAGAGTAGTACTAACAACAGTCAGTGTTGAATCCTGAATACCTTCAGTACCAGCAACGTGAACAGGAAGCAAGTTAGACTGATACCAAGTAGATCTATTAAAGTCTCCAAGCTCCCAACTCATTGCCTCTTTGTTACCACGATTAAGCGTGAATTGTTGCAGTCCAGAGTTGATGATTGCAGGAACTGCAGTATCATCGATGTAACATTTAGTGTCTGTTTTAACAGCACCGTAGTTACGGTATAGAGATAGAGCGTCTGATAGCTCAAGGTAAGTATCAATCGCTGCAACACCGTTACCATAGAAACGATAAGGACCGCTTTCACAGTTAAGAGCAACACTGCATTCCACAGATGTAGCTAATTCTGCAATAGCAGACTTACCAAACTCTTCCATGTAATCACGTGCTTGTAAAATGAACTGAGTAGCAGAGAAACTTACAGATACGTTTTCAGCTTTATCAACTGTTAACGCATGCAATCTTTGCTCTGTTCCCTGGAAGTTAGCAACCAGTGAATTAGTTGTTGTATACCTTGTTGGCAAAGTAAAGTTAACAGTTGCAC